CATACTGACTTCTGTCTCGCATGTCAGGGACTTTGTTCTGCGCATGGTTGACTCTGTCATAGCTTCCATCCCAGTCAGAGGGACACACCCAGAGGTTAAAGCTATTCTTACGTAATCTACTACGTGGATAAGCAAACCCACAAATATCACATTCAGCTTGTACATGTTTTCCTCTAGCCATTTGTTACGGTCCTGGATACGGGGGAAGCCAAGAAGATACAGGCACTGCCGAAACAAGTGACGGAACCTGTGGTCTAGGGTCTTTAACAACATAGTCATCCGTTACCCTAGCAATTCTATTTTGTGGGTGATTCTTCTGGTCAAACTTTCCTTCGTAATCTGAAGGGCAGACCATCATCCCATAACTGTTCTTCTTTAAAGTTCTTAGCTCGTATCTAAATCCGCAGATATCGCAAAGACCTAATGCTTTAGTTGCACCCATGTCACTACCTCAGACGAGGGAGAATGTACATGCTGGCACGTTCTTTATCCTCTTCCTGCGCTCTCATAAGTCTATCTTCATACTCACCCTTAATCATCTGGATGCGGCCTGCATCTACGCCTGGACGTTTCATTGACATGAAGTAGGCAGTGCCTGCAGTTAAGCAAGGATAGAACCTACGAGAGATGTCAGCAGTCTGAGAAGACTTAGATACATCTTGGAAATACTTTACAGTTTCAAACTTAATTGCATCCGTACTATTCTCTGGTACAGGCCACAGGAAGACACGAGACTGGTCACGCTCTCTACGTACAGCAAACTGCGTAGGACGCCCTGTCTGCCCTTTACGAGGGACTTTGAGGTACTCTTCCATGCTGATGCGTTCTAGCTGCAGGTCAATGTTGTCACGGTTAACCACAGCCTCCAGAACATCGATGTTCTCTTCTCCTAATACATAGGAGGTAACGCTGGTTGTAACTGTAACAGCAGTGGTTCCAATTGTCCATAACTGAATGCCACGGTTCTGCCAGTCTTGTAGAAGCAGGTTAATAGACCGACGAGCAGACTTAGGCTCGTTACCAAGCGTAGCCTCACCTCCAATCATTTCTAGGGCTTCTTCAATTACTTCGTCAATATCCATTGAGAAGGTATATGTACCTGACGTTGCCATTCATGTTCTCCTTTAGTATAGTCTGTTATGACCAGATTGTTTGCGGTCAGCCTTTAAGTTAGCTGTCTGGCCTGTGCCTCTTGGACTAGCAGAACCAGTAGAGTTTCTTTTACGACCACCTACCTTTCTTCCAGGTTTGCTTACTTGTTGGCTGACCGCAGACCTACTAATAGCCATTACCACTTAACCTTATCTGCCCAGTATGCTGCAGACATTTTGCCCTTAGCAATGTTCTTTCCGTGGCGAGCTTTAAATGATTTACGCTTTGCCTTCATACGTGCTGACTCACCTGCCTTTGGTTTGCCTGCTGTGCTTGCACCCTTCTCTCCAAAGCGAATAGTCTTAATCTTATCGCCCTCTTTAGCCACAACAATATGTGACTTCTTTGGATGACCAGGAGTACGCTTTGGTTTATTGAAACCACTTACACCTGCACGTGCTAATCTTGAATCTTTTTTCTTAACTGCCATGTCTTAGTATAACCTATTATGTCCTGAGATGGAACCACCTTTTGCAGCGTTTCTTACTTTAGCTGTTTTTTTAGCTATAGCTTTAGGCTGCTTAACGAACTGTTTTCCTTCTGCTCGTCCTTTTCTTTTAGCTGCCGTAGTCTTCGCATACTCTGCTTTTGTGAGTTTAGCCCTCGCCTTTTTTGGTAAGTACCTTTCACCTGTGGCCTTCGCCCCCTGCGTACTTGGCTTACCACTCTTGGTTCCCCATTCTTCTTTTGTCCATTTGCTTAATGACTTTTGTTTCTTTCCTTTACCGCCCTTGTAGCCGCCACCTGCTTTCTTATAAGCAGCTGCAACTAACTGAGCCTTACGTGCCGACCACTGACCAGCTGCCCCGCCTTTGCTACCCGCTTTAATGCGAGCAACAATTCGTTTACGGAGTTCTGGCTTTGTGTACTTGGCATCAGACATTACTTTTTCTTACCACCACGGTTATCTGAAAGCTGTTCTTCAATGTACTTCATACGCTCTTCGTGTTCTCTTTTAATTTCCTGCTGGTATTCGTAAGCTCTCATGCCTTGTTCTTTTGTGCCACGATTGCCCTTAACAGTTTCTGCTACCCCACCACCTTCTTGTAGGTAGCCCATACTTTTACGAACAGCGGTAGGAAGCCTGGAAAGACCTTTATTATTCTTTGGTACTTTTTTCATTACTTCATTGCCTTCCCGTATCCACGAGTTGCACAGCCCACACCTTTTGGCTTGCCTACCTTACCACCCATTTTCCTTTTAATTCCTTTATTAGGCTGAGAACGCTTCGGCGTTGTTATTCCTCTGTACATGTTTCCACCAACAGAAACCTTAGTGTTAGGACCATGCTCTTTCTTTGCTGCTTCCTTTTTCTTTAAAGCGCTACTCTTTACACCAGTTCCTTTTTCCATTTTAATCTTACCTCCTACATTCTTTTTAACTTTGCCACCATTGGCTTTTTTTCTGACATCACGTGATAGTCTAGCAGCTTTGACTTTTTTCTTACCTGCTTTAGCCATTCCAGCATCAGATAAATCTTCTGCAGTATTTGAACGTGCATCAAGATTTCTAAGATACCTATCTTTTTGGTTTTTAGTCATAGAGTCAAAGTCTTTCGGCAGTGTATGAATCTCACCAGTTTTTGTAGAATAGACTTCTTTTTTTGGTTTAGCCTTAGCTTTAGCTTTAGCTTTATCAATTGAAGTTTTTGCAAGAGTAACAGGCACGTTCTTTGCACTTTGTGTCTGAGAACTTCTAATATCTCTTGTTGTACTACGCCGTGCGCCCTCATTGTCCATTTTCTTTGCAGCTTTTTCAGCCTCAGTTCTTTCTGCCTTTGATAAAGTTTTATCCTTAGAGCGCCGCTCAAATTCAGCTATAGCTTCTGCTCTTTTTTTGGTTCCCTTTGTGCGTTGTAGCTCAAGAAAGCTTTGGTCCCTAGCCGAAGTTACCTTACCTGTTCTGTTAGAAACAATATCTTTTTCTTGTTGCCGAGCAACCTTAGAACTTCCTTTAGTTGTAGGGTCTAGTCTAGCCCCTTCAATATCAGCTGGGTTTTTTGGAAGGGGCTTAGGAACCATCCCCTTTTCTTTCATTTTAGCTGCTCTTCTTTTAGCCCTTAATTCTTCAGCTTTTCTTGTAAGGTTTCCTTTAGCTGCTTTTTTCTTAGCTGCTTTTTTAGCTGCAGCCTTAGTTGCAGGAAGTCCTTTTGTTACTGCTGCTTTAAACATTTTATTTAGTTCCCTTCATAGCCTTACCGTATCCACGGGTTGCACATCCTACACCACGAGGCTTCTTGTTTGTTTTTTTCTTGTTAACCGAACCACCTTTTTTGCGGCCAATCATTTTCATTCTGTCATCAACAGTCATAGGAGCATCGCCCTCACCTCGCATAAGTCTGGAGGCTTGGCTTGCTTCATATTCAAACATAGGGTCAGGAGAAGAGCCACGTTGTGCGCCTCTACTTCCCACATCACGACCACCACCTTGACGAGCCTCACGAGACATACGTGCTTCAAAAGCTTCTGAAGACTCACGACCCTCCATAAGTTGTTTAGCCTTACGTCTTTTCTTAGGGTTAGTAGCTTTCTTAATGCGCTCACGACGAGATTTAACTGTACGACCCTTCAACTCTTCTGCCATTTCTTTATCAAGTTTAGCTTGAGCTTCTTTGCTTACTACACGTTTAACCTTAATAGGCTTCTTAGGCTTTACTTCCTTAAGCTTCTTGCGTTTAGCTTCTGCACGTTTATAAGCTGCCGTAGCTTTTTCTTGGTTAGTCATTTTCTTTTTCTTAATGGACGGCATAGCACCTGCTTTTTTAGCAATCTTTGCATCTCTTTCTTTTTTAAGTTTATCAGCCATACGACGAAGCTCTTGAGCAACTGCTCTTTTGCCGAATGTTTTTTCAGCAGCTGCTTTCGTCCCAGTTTTAAGGGCTTCTTTAATCTGTACAGCCTTGCTTATAACGCCCACCATTTTAGTTTCCTCCTGGAGTTAGTGTGTTGTCGCCGCCTGCAGGGGAAGAGTTATCTTCCATATCGTCACGGCGTGTTCTTCTAGCTTGGTTTCTCAGTAAGTCCATTGCATTTTTATGTTGTTCTTGATACACAGGAGTAACAGAAAAGTTTTTCATAAAGTTTGTAGCCTCAACCATGCAACCATAAAATAGAGCATCGTAGCATTCGTCTGAGAAATAGTTATTCTGATTAGCGCTGGTTAAGGCAGCTGGTTTAACTGTATACACAATAGAGCCACCATAAGTAGCGCTTGCGGTAGGAGCAAACAAAATTTGACTATTGGTTTTTCTAGCATAATACTTAGGAGTTCCTGTGCTGGCACTTACAGGCCAGTAGTCATTAATAAATTCGTCTGTTCTTTGAAGCAAGGCAATCTTAGTACCTGCGTCTTTAAGGTGGATATTCTTAATAACCTTTGCTCCTGTAGGTAGTTCAAATATATTTTTACCAGCAGAAAGGGCAACTGACGTAGCAGTTACAAGCCCGTAGTCATCTAGGGCTTTTATCATTCTATCTTCGACACGATTAACCATCTTAGGAATGTAGGCAATAAACTCAGTGCCATCATTCTCAGATGCTTCAATAATATCGTTCACAAGGTATGTGTAATTAGCCATAATAAATTGTTACCGTTGAACCTGCTGTAGGACATTGCACAATAACAGTACCACCCATACGGACACCTGTGTCTGTAAGGTAAGCTTCTGTTACATCTGAATTAGTTGTATTGGTAAATTTAATGATACCGCCATTTGAGTTTCCAAAAGCATCTACGGATGTACCAGTGATAGTAAACTCACCTACACCCTGTGCATGGACGCCTCTAATGCGTGTACCTTTTAGCGCTACACCGCTAACTGTGTCTACAGCGGTATTAACCAGTGTAGTATTGCAAGTAACGTATGCTACCCTAAGATTTGCTGACATGATTTGCTCCTGTATAATAAACTTCGATGTGCCTATTATACTAAAAAAGGGCGCAGGATACAACTCCCACGCCCTTCTATTTTTTAGTCTATCAGTAGACTAGTGACTAGGCACCAGCGTTACCGAAGAAACCTCTCCAGTCTGACCAACCAAAGCTATAACGCTCACGAGCTTTAAAGCGAAGGTTACCAGTGTCGAAGTCTGGC